TCATCTGAAGGCAGAAAAAATTCTTTTAAAAACACAGAAAATACAAGATATACTTTTAGATAATCATTAAAATTTGAATATTCAAATTTAGAAATTTCACCTTGAGTTTTAAAAAGTCTAACGATTACACTTTTAATAAAAGTGTCAGAATTTTTAAAACTCTCAAAAGTATATTCTCTCCATGGGGTTTCCCAATATTGCATTGCTTCAGGATGCAATTTTTCTTGAAGTGCATGACCAATTTCATGCACCAAAGTATTAAAATATAAAGGTTTATCATTACCAAAAGAAAGACTATCAATAGTCTTTCTACTTTGAATGATTAAATAAATCGTTTTAAATTTAGGATAATAAACACCTAAACTTTGCAAATAATCTATCGAAGGATCATATTTTCTTAAAACAATTTTCTCAACGACTTTAGAGATTCCTATTATTCCTCTTTTTTTTAAAAAACTTAAAACATCGGAACAAATACCAATAAATTCTTGATTTAAAGAATCTTCATCAAGATATGATTCTAAATGTATACCTTGAATAGTCATTGAGGCTTTTTTCATTTTATTACCAATATCTTCTTGTTAATTGTCTTGCTCTTTTTGTTTGATTTAGACCTCGAATTGGTCCCGCATTAGGATTTTCTATTGGATCTACATTTTTGTAAATTGACTCATCTTCTAAAGTACTTTGATCTCTTTGTGTCAAGATATCAGAAGGACCGGAAATGTTTTCTAATTGATGTACTTTCATTTGATAAGCAGGTGTGTTCTTTGGAATAACAATCTTATCTTTTTCAGTCTTATTTTTTTCATCAAATGGTTTTCTTGATACACCTAAACTATCGGTACAAGCATTTAAACATGGCAATAATTGTGACAATGGCAAGCCTATAAGTAGAATAGGCATTTCTGCATTAGTACCACCACCTTTGTTATTCTTTAACCATGCTCCAATTTCACCAGCACCTGCTCCTCCTACAACAAGTTCTAATAAAGTAGTGGCAGTATTTGGTTCACCCCACATCAATTTGCCTTCACTATATGTATTCAATAAACCAATCGCAGCCCATCGATGATGTCCATCAATAATATATCCTTCTTTTGAAACCAATGATACAGAATTGGCATCATATTTCAATAAACCTTTAAATGAACCTTCCAAATAACTGGTTGCCATACCAAAAGATTTATCAAAATTAATTTCAGATTGTGTTGGTTTTAATTCTGTCGCAGGTACTGCCATCTTTTTAACAGAAACCTTTGATGAGCCATTTGAAGATTTTTGATGGTATTTATAAATACCTTCTTTTCCTAGTTCACGAATACCTAGACGAGAAAGATCGTTTTCATTATATTTACTGAGATCAAGGATTTGACCATTATTTGCTTCTGCATATCTTGCACGAAAGGCATCTGGTGGTGGATCTTTCCAATCAATAAAACCTTTTGATAAATTATTGGCAACATAAATTAAATTCTTACCTTCTAAAACAGGCATTTCTGCTCTAGGAATCGCTTGTTTTCCTTTACATAAAGATGAATCTAATTGACAAAAATCGGGACCACCTGCTGTTTTCTGCACCAAACCACCTGTTGCTTCTTCCAATTGATTTGGATATAAAGCATAAGCTAATACTAATGACTTTAATCCTCTTGCATCATCATCAGATACTCGAATGTTATTAGCTTTCAATACCATTCTTGCTGTCCTTAAAATGCTTGTACCTTCATCCGTAGAGAGATAGGCTTTGACTTCTCTTGCTTGCTTGGATAACATTTTGTTATGTCCTTTCTGTTTTTTTATAAACACTTTCTTAATTCAAAAGTATAAATAAACTATTAACGAAATCTTTGTCTTAATAAATAAAGATTGGTTTCATGATCATTTGCTGTTGCCATGATGAAATCATCCATGCCTAATGACATTTGACCTTCTAATCCATCATAAACTACTTCAAATAAATCTTGGAGAAATTCTTCTACACATAATGCTCTATGTAATGGATCTGTTGATGCTTCACTAATAGCTTTTACTTGCATTGTCATTTCTTCCATCTGTGCATTTAAATCTACTGCTTCTGCTCCAAATTCAGCTACAATCTTTTCTGCCAAAGCATCAATTTCTTCAGGTAAGCTATTATATAACTTATCCATCAATAAATGATCTCCATAATATGGCATACCTTTGACTTGCCAATGGCTTGTCCAATGACTTAAATGTGCTGATCTTAATCCTGCTAATAACATTAACAGCATTTGTAACTTATTCGCTTGCATACAGGCTCTCCTTGTTTTTAATCTCTGATATTTCTCAGGATGTTTTCTTCTTTGTTTCTGATACATCTTTAGTTTAACTTTATTTTTTCTTTGATATTGTCTTACATTTCGCTTTATCTTAAAACGATTTTTCTGATAATACCTTTTAGCATCTCTTCTTTCCTGTCCTCTTTGCTTATGTTGTCTTTCCTGCCTTCTTGGTGGTCTCCATTCTATACCAGCCTCTTTTTCTTCATAGGCTGTCATCGTTCTTCTTTGATGCAACATTGTACCTTGATCTATATATGGATGTCCATATTGATCACCCGGCACTCCTGTTGTTCTAGGACTTTGATGTAATGGTTTTCCCATAGGCTTTGGACTAACTGCATTTTCAGATCTAGGTTTGCTATAATTTGATGAATTATCCATACTGTCAGATGGTGTATTAAAGACAGGTGGTCCCGGTCTTTTTTCATCTCGACCTTCAGGATGTCCACTCGGTAATGGCAATACTCTATCTCTTTGTGGTTTGCCATCTGCATAATCTTCTCTACTCTTTTCAGGTTTCGTTGTATCTGTACCCGATTCAGGTTTTACAAATGTCTTTGCACCTGATAAAGATTCATCTGATCTATAAGAATATCTTCTCATTTTTTACTCATATACTTTGATGCTATTCGTCTAGCACTTGGATATGGATTAAACTTACTTGCTATATCCACTAATTCTCTATCTTCATGTGGCAATCTTTGACGATAAAATCCTTCACCTAATTTGATTAAAGCATAGGTTGTCTTATCTAATGACTTTTCCATATTCTCTGATGATCTAGGTATCATCAATAATACATCACCACATAGTCTTTGCAATTCTTCTTCTAGTTCAGGATTTTCTTTAACTGCCTCTAGTAATTGCTTTACACATACACTTATTCTATGTGCTTCTACTCTAGCTGAATTTACACCTTCACTTATTAAACTCCAACTAGCTTGACTATTTGATTGCTTTTTCATCATTCACCTTTACTTTTATTCTTAAAGATAAATGAACATATAAATAGATTATTAAGACAAGCCTATTAGTATCGCTATAAAGATTAATGATAAGGATACAAACATCTTAAAACTAAATCCAAAGAAATATGTGTTTAAAGAGACTTCTACTATAAATAAAATCACCTGCCATATCATGGTGGCTTTCCATATATCATACGACTCTCTTAAAAACCACCATGCACTTAAACTTGCATAGTTGGTTATTAAACTCGTATATAACCACCACTGAAATGGTGTCCAGTGTAAATCAAATACTGCTTTTGCATTTGATCTAAACCAATATACCAATGCACATAAAACAATTAAACTTAAACTATATAGCATATCTTTTTTCCTTTATAATAAGATACCATATAGCTTGATCATATTAACAACAAATTATTGTTGATCTGCTAATGCTTTATCAATCGCTTTCACTACACCATCTGTTTCAATCGCTTTGATCTTTGCCAATGTTTCTGCATCATTGCCATATTTCTCTACTGCTAACTTTACACGATGTTGCCAATGCTTTGATTTATCCCATGAAAATTCATCACCTTCACCAATAATCACTGCTCCTGTACTTGGTTTGGCATCTAATGCTTCTACTGTCTGTAAATCCTCTTGTAGATTTGACATCGCCTCTACAATAGGATCAAGATTTAATTCGCTTGATGGTTCTTCTGTCACAGGTACTTCCTCAGCTTGACTTAATGCTACACTCAATTCATCTTGTGTAATTGTTTGTGTATTCAAAACTTCTTCTGCACCTTGTTGATCTTCTACTACTACAACTACAGGTTTCTTTACTGCATCTCTTTGTAGATTTTCTAGCTTTGCCATTTCTTTAGTAATTTGACTTCCATCTGAAATCACTACTTTTTGCTTTGATGCTGTCTTTAATGGAATCTTTACTGATTCTGCACCTTGTTGTGCTGATACATTATCCATTGCACTCGTTGCACCTGATACTGTTGCTCCACTCTTAGTATCTACTTTATGTACAGGACGAACATCATCATCTTGACTTTCTACTTGCACAGGGAATTTCTTTGCAGGTACAACTTCTTTCTTTACAACATCTGCTACTGACTTTTCTTCATCATATACCTTTTGTACAGGCATTTCTTTCTTTGGTACTGATACTACAGGTTGAGCAACTTTCTTTTCTTCTACATATTCAGCTGGATCTACGATTGTGAGCCAGCCTCTTTTAATACCCGATTTTAGTTCAGGCATCACAACATCTTGATTGCCTACTCTTAATGTAACACCATCAAATTCTACTACATCACCTTGATAAAGATTTCTTTCAAGTTTTCCTAAATGAATTGTAGTATTTGCCTTTACACGAATAAACACACCTTTATTGAAATTCACTTCTGACATTTCATTTGTCCTTTTTTAAGGTTTGAGAAATAAACATACATAACATATATACAAATTATAAAGATTTTATCACAAATAAAAAAAGGCATAGTAGTTTTATTTACTATGCCTTTTTAAACAACAACAACCACTCGCACTACTTGGTGGAAAACCACACCAAATAAATGAGAAGGATTTTTTAGTAGTGTCTTAATCACCACGACTAAAACACTACAAACAAAAACAAACAAACAAGTTCACACAAACATTGCCTGTCCATTTATAAACATAATCCATCTCTTTTAAGATTGCAAATGTTTTTTCTTAAAATAAAAAAGCCACTGTGAAATTAAACACAGTGGCTTTTTCTTTAACTTAACTTGCTAACTTTATCTGCTAACTTGCTAACTTAACTTTGATTTAAACTAGATTAACGAGTTACTGTCAAACGAGTTAAACCACGAGGATTGTAAGCCCCGATACCCAAGTTCTCGAAGACACTGAAACCAATTGTACGAGCCTTTGGATCATCAGCAGAAAGAACAGTCAATTCTGTACGAACAGGAATACGACCAAACATTTCAGGTTCGCAACAAACATATACAGTGCCGGGGTTAACCAAACGACTTGTAATGATTTGTGCACCCCAAAGAGTTGCTTGCAAACCTGTCTTTAAGAGGGCTGCTTGGCTTTCGATATCCAAAATGTCACGACCAAACTTTCTGATATCTGCATAGTCACGAGCATTGATAAATACACGAGCTACACGGAGATCATGCTTTTCAATTTGTGCATAAGCATCAGCAAGTACTGCACCATTTAAAGGAGCAATAACAGGAATATCTGGATTGGTTTGACCAGCAACACCATCAAAACCTTGAGTAGCAACTGCATCAAGAATTGCAAATACTCTTTCATCTTCGGCCGCTTGGATTTGGGCACGAGCAAGGTCTTGGGCTCTTTCAATCAAGTCAAATCGTCTTTCCTTAATTTGTGTTAAAGGAATTTCAGGATTTGATGCAATTTCAAAGAGAGGGAAAATTACTCTTCGTGGCTTGGTAATAGCAAGAATGTTTTCACCTTCTTCACCAACTACGAATGCTGTAACATCAGGATCTTTGTCATAGATTGGCAAAGCACCATCAGGTAATTGTTCTACCAAGAAAGTCTTACGACCAACAGAGGTATAATCTCTTCTAAGACGAAGTGGTTGTGTCATAGAAGATGCAAGTTTTGCACGACCTTGAGGAGTCTTAATATAGTCAGAAATGATCTTCTGTTTTACTGCATTATCAACATTTAAATTTGTCATTTTAACTGCTACCTTTCTTTATTAAATTCTTTGGTCATAGACGAGTTCATCAGAAGATGTATCGCCTGCAACAGTTAAAATACCAATAGTCCATTTAGCACCATCATTGGGTCCAGAACTATGTGCAACATCATGTAAATCTGCTTCTACTAAGCTATTGGTCAAATAACCATTTACAGATGCAAACAATTCATCACCAATGGTATAAGCAAGTGTATCACCAGCAGTAATACCACCATCAGTGTTAAGATATTGTGTTTCATAAAGTGAATTACCATAAGTACCTTGTGCAGATACATAGGGTCCACGATTTGATGCAACACCGGGTTGATTGGTAAATGCAAGACCTACAGCAGTATTAATGAAAATACCTAGTGGCTTTTCTTTATCATTTGCAGTATCACCACTATCTGTGGGACCACCATGATAAAATTCACCTTCGTCATTACGAGCAAAGGCAATAGAACCACTTAATACACCAAGAACACCAGCAGTGAAACCACTAGCTGTTGTCTTTGTAGCAGTGGTAGTAATAACAGGTGGATTAGTTTGAGTAAAAGAATCAGCAGTCAATTGACCAACTGTATTGCGAACACCAACATGAAGGATTCGCAATGCACTATTACTTTGAGTAAATCCACCACTCGCTTGTCCAAGTAAAGAAATAGACATGATGTCACTCCTAAATCTCTGACTCTCTGTTTTCAAGAGAATGGTTTATGAAAAAAAGTTTTAAAAAGTTTAAAAGTCTGAAATTATTTTTAATAACTTCACTTTATATACTCTTGTTTAATAGATAAACTATTAAAGATTTAATAGTCATCTACTACTTTTTCATCATCTTTTTTCACATTTATTTTAAATGCTCTTAAACATGACTACTTAAGATAACCAAATCTTAGCTAAAGAACTTGCTAACATCAGGTGCTGATTCCCACAACTTTGACAATTCATTAGCATCACTTGCTGTTCTACTAATATTGCCAAGTGTCTTTACACTAGCTTGTTGTGTCTTTGGTCTAGGAGTAATAGATGCTTTCTTAGAAGATGCTTTACCTTCTTCTTTAGCAGGCTTTTCTTCCTTTTTCGCAGGTGCTTTCTTTGCAGGCTTTTCTTCTTCTTCCTCTACTTCTTCATCCTCAGTTTCTTCTTCTTCAGTTTCTTCTTCAGATTTTTTAGCTTTGGCAAAACGACTAGCTTTTTTAGATGCAGTTTCAGTTTCTTCAACTTCAACTTCTTCTTCATCTTCTTCACTAGCAAAAGAGAAAAGACTTGCTAATCTAGGATCAGCATCTTCTGACATCATATCTTCTGCATTAAGACCAAATGGATCTACTTCATCAGATTCAGCCATCCAATCTGCTTGTTCTTCCATTTCATCTTCTGATTCCATTTCGGATTCATCAGCCATCATGTATTCAGTTTCATCTTCAGCCATGAACATAGCTTTCTTTGCAGATTGCTTGCCTTCACGACTTTCAATTTCTTCTTGATAGAAATAACGAGGATTGTTTTGTCCAGCTTTTTTATTTGCTTTGGCTCTCTTAGATGCAAACTTTGATGCTTGTTGTTCCATAGCTTCTTCTGCTTCAATTTCAGCTAAAAGATCGGATAATGATTCAGTACCTTCATCTGCAATACCTTCATCATCAGCCATATAAGAACTAAGAACATTTGCTAAACGACCAACACCTGCTTTTCTTGAAGATGCAAATCTTTCTACAGGTTGTTCACCATGAGAAGAATAGTTTTGTTCTAAAGCATCTAATACTTCACTGCCTGCTAATCTTTGTCTTAAACGAGCATTAGCTTTCTTAAGTGCTTTGATTTCTTCTTCAAGAACTTCACTATCACTTAATTCTTCTGATTCTTCTGATTTCTTTGCTTGTCTTAAACGAAGATTTGCTTTCTTTGCTTGCTTTAATTCTTCTGAAAGTTGTTCAACTTCTTCGGCAAGATTTTCAACTTCTTCGGCAAGTTCTTCAGCAGTAGAAACTGCCTCTTCTGCTAATTGTTCTGCATCATCAGATTTTTTAGCTTGTCTTAAACGAAGATTTGCTTTCTTTGCTTGTTTAAGTTCTTCAGCAAGGTTTTCAACTTCTTCTGCTAATTGTTCTGCTGTAGAAACTGCTTCTTCTGCAATGCTTTCAGCTTCACTTGAATCTTCAGATTTTTTAGCTTGTCTTAAACGAAGATTTGCTTTTTTCATTGCTTGCAATTCAGCTTGAAGTTGTTCAACTTCTTCTGCTAATTGTTCGGCAGTAGAAACTGCCTCTTCAGCAAGTTCTTCTGCTTCACTTGAATCTTCTGATTTCTTAGCATAACGACTACGATTTGCTCTACGAGCCATCATTTCCATTTCTGCCATCATATCTGATTCATCGGATTCAAATTCATCTGACATCATATCAAATTCATCTGACATAAGATCTGATTCATCAGCCATCATATCAAATTCATCAGCCATCATTTCAAATTCATCTGCATCAACTTCGCCAAAATAACCTGTGCCTTCTTGAACTACATCTTCAGCCATCATATCAAATTCATCTGACATCATATCTGACTCATCTGCTAAAAAAGAAGATGCGAGTTTTCTTTGGATGGTGGAATTAGATAAATTCATATATGACAAAGCAAGATTTTCAATCGCACGAGCAGATGCTTTACGACCAAGTTTCTTTTCAGCTAATTGAATGCACTTTGATGCTTTTCTTTCCATAGCTTGCTTTAAATTCAATTCATGTAATTGACTACCTGTTTCATAATCTTCTACAAGGTCTTGATCTACTGCAGGATGATCTGGCATCCAACCTACTGATGCAGGTGGTGGACCGGAAAGATATGGACCCTTGCGAACACCTTCGCCAAAATCACTATCAATGCCATATTCATCTACTTCAGGTTGTGCATAAGATGCTGGATGTCCAAAAGCATCCCAACCTTGATTATCATAGCCGGGGATTCCTGAATTTGCTCTTCTTCTATTTGAAAAAGATGATCTTCTTGTACGGAATGTCATGTTAAACTCCATAGGTTTAAAGGTTTATCTTAAACTTAAAATCTTAGCTAATCTCACTAAGATCTTTTGTTCTTTATCTGTTAAAGCTTTTT